AAATCCAGCAGAAGAAGTAACACCACCTGTTACATTAAGTTCAGCTGAGAATGATACAGTAGAACCATCATCAGTAATAGATGAATCTGCTAAGTGGTGACCACCTGTACCCTTTTGTAGTTTATTAGATGTTGGATATACATGAGAACCCCTTGTATTATATGCAGGTCCAAACAATGTAACTCCGTGGTCAACAGTTGCACCACCATCGTCAGTATATTCGTAGAACCAATCGTTAGTTTGTCCATCAAATTCGAATGATGCAGTATTGTTAGTAGAACCACTATCTTGTACTACAACCCCTGCGTATCTTTGAGCAGGTGTGTTATTATTTAAAATAATGTATGCATCACCAATTATCTTAGCAGAACCTGTAACGGATTGTAGGTAAGCAACACTTGCCGTTCCGTTAACTGCAATATTATTAAATGTCTGAGTTCCACTAAATGAATTATCACTTGTCTTAACTGCGTAAGAGGATGTAGCAGATGTAAGAGATGAAATATCACTTTTATTTGTAGCGATATCAGCTGCAAGAGATGCTGAAGTAGATGTGAATGAACCACTAATATCGTCAGCAATCTGAGCCGATGAACTAAGTATACCACTTGGTAATGATGTTAAGTAAGAACTTGTAGCAGCAATTAAAGCATCAACCTTACTATCATTTGATGATGTGTAAGAATTGAATATGGTAGTATCTAACTTACCAGCAATATCAGCTGAGGTTAAGTAAGATGACGTAGCCGCAGTTAATGAATCAACTCTACTATCATTAGAACTTGTGTATGCGTTGAACGATGTTAATGGAGTAAGAGATGATGTATCTATATCACCAGCATTCAATGCGAATGAAGCAGTTACAGCGAACTCTGAGTAAGATGCAGATGTAATAAGAACAGGAGCGACACTCCCTGTTCCATCCACAATAGTAGACCCACTAATTTGTAATAATTGTGGGTAGGTGTCTTGTATTCTTTCGTTTGTTAAATTAAATCCCATCGTGTATCCTCTTATTGTGGTAAATATTTATATCGTGAGTCAACTACTTTAACACCAAGTTTTTGCATTTGGTCAACGTACCCACTTCTTGTAACGAATGGTGATTTAAACTGACTACTTTGGTCAGGAACTATTTCCATACCAGTCTCAGTACCAAACTCAGGAAAGAGTGTCTCATTATCAATTAGATAACCAACCATTCTCTCACCATACCATTCAGCTTTATTTTTTACTGATTGTCTTTTTTTATCGTAAATAGCAGTATCAGCAGCAGTTGCTTCTGCACCACCTTGTGGAATTAACAATCCATTGTTTCTTGGTCTCAACCAAATTGCTTCGAGAGCTTCGTAATAAGACCAATACAATAATGCATCTTGTATATAACCCATTAGGGTTAGATAGTTGCCTGTTACATTTGAGTTGTTGACTCTATCAATCATCTCAAGGTATAACTTGTTACCTAACATTCTTTGAATGTGAATGTCTTGACCTTCACGAACTGCGTTTTTCAACAAGTCTGGGTCGAGGCCGTTATTTAAATCAGAGAAGTTTTTCAACTTGTTTTCTGATATGAAAAGTGTAGTCGTCATTATTGTACTCCCTCTACTTTAGCTTCCAATACATTTGCTTCTGCTACATCCGACTCAACCGATGTCACCACATCAAGTTGTTCACCATCTTCAAATAGTTGGATTTGTTGAATACCAAGAGTCGTGTCAACTCCATTAATTTTAAAAATACTCTCAAACGTCTTTAAAATGTCTGACTGCATAGGATATATCACAGTAGTCAAGAAGTGTTGGTAGGCGTCAAGTAATTCAGTCCTACCACCCAATTGACCCTCAGTTTTGATACCTAACAACATAGGGGATGTAATTCTATGTCCTGTTAGAATCTTCTGAGTTACCATATCATTTACAGTTGTATAGTAACCATCAGCACCATTTTGTGGAATCGGTGTGATTATTGGTGCTTGGTCTTTATTTGCTACATCCATGTACATCAATGAACCTGCGTTATCAGTTCCTGCGTATGCCTGTCTCAACATTCTTTCGATTGCTTCTCTATCTTCATCATTAGCGTCAGTAAATGTTGTGATAGCAAGAGATGGTGCAAGTCCATTCTTTAAGTTGTTAGTGTGGAAGTTATCCACTTGTACATCCAACTCAATAGTCTTTAATGAACCCATATAATCTGGTAATGGGTAATAATCCAAACCTGAAGAATATGGTTTGAAATAAAATACTTGAGATGGTGATGTTCTATCTACCTTTGAGAATTTTGGTAGATAGGGAATTTCTTTTTTATAGGGAACGATTGATTTGTTCTTACCCCAGCCATTCCAAACGTAATAGCCAGGTACATTCCCTCTATGGTCACATTTATGTGCCCTTACATATGAATAATCAAGATGGTATACTTCAGCTATTCTTGTTCTATCATTAGACCAAATTACCTCTAAAGCAAATCCTCCGTAGAGAACTCGGTCTAAAGCTACTTTGTTAAAAATGTCATTCCAAGTTTCACCTTCTTTATTTGCAGTCTCTAAAATAGATTCGTCAAGACCTGTAAGACCTTGACCAATTACTGCTTGGTGTTTAGCGTTAACACAAGTAGAGTGAACTGAAGACTTGTGGTATAATTCTATAAGGAGTTGTGGAAATTTATTGTCACCACCAAAGTAAACTATGTCTCCTTTATCGTCTTCAAATGACATTCCATCAGGGTAATAGTATTCCCCATATTTTGGAATTATTGAAAACTTATGTTTATTTTTTTCCATATCCATTATCCTTGATATACCACATAAGCTGCGTTTTCATTAGTAGAAGAATAGTTCGTTCTTTCAATACTCTCCGAAACCCACGCTCTTGAGGTCCATATTGCATTTCCTGAAGATGATATGTTTTGTATCGTTGACCATGTGTCTGATATCAAACTCCATTTTCTTGATTCGGTACTCCAAATCGATTCTCCTACAACACCCTTATAAACCTTTAATTCATAAGTTCCTCCACCAAGAGGAAGTGTAGAAGTGTTTACTCCAACAATCGATGATGTTGAAAGTGTTATTGGTAATTCTATCCAATTACCATATTTGGAACCTGTACTGGCTCCTTCAAATTCTTCTTGAGAAAATACATCCGTAAACTTATATACAAACGAAGACCCATCAGCGAAAGACGCAGTGGGTTGAAAAGCAAATACATTTGATGATGTAGGTGTAAGTTTTATCATTTTATTTCCCAAGTGAATAGTAGAAGGGGGGAAATAATCCCCCCATCATACTATTATATAAATATTAGACTCCGCCGTTAATGCTGATACCTGAAAGGACTCCAGCCAACGAAGAACCCGAAAGTTCTGACGCTGGTTCTGGCTCTTGACCTGTAAAGGTAAGAGTATATCCATTCAAATCACCAAAAGCAGTACCTGTCTGGCCTTGTCCACCACTAAGTGACAATCCACGAGTTTGACCTAATAAGAAGAAAACGCCAACACCATCTTCTGAACCATTGTTTGTTTCAACAATCATTCTGATATCTGGGTTTTTAGCGAGAACTCTTACTTGGTTACGAGTCGAGGACTGAAGCTTATGGAAAGGTGCGTTAACAGTTTGCTCATAGAAAATAGTTCCGTTTTCTACGTTTGAGTTGATTGCCTCGGTGAAATCACCTGTTTGACGAGTCAATTCAAATTTGTAGAAACTACCTGAACCAGTAATTCCACTAATCAAACCTGTAGCACCACTTGTTGAATCAATAGAGCCAGACAAGATATAGATGTTCTTTAAACCACCAGTGTTGTCACGACAACCTAGTGTAAATCCTGATGTAATATCACAAGTACTCATATCTTATCCTTTTTTTATTAATTTCAACAATTAGGCTTGGTCGTTAGATACCCAGAATTCTGGATAAGCAATATTAACACCAAGTTTAGTTACTACTCTATGCTTCAACTTATCATCGTTGATATCGTACCACAATTGGAAATTAGATACGTCTGACAACAAGTCAGTACCAACTACGATGTGCTTAGCAGGTCCGAGAACCATTCGGTTAGAACCTTGAAGACCAATTGTACCAACGATAGTTACGTTTGGTGTGAATGGGTGCTTCATAGCCATGAAGTTTACACGATTTTCAACTGCACTTGGGTCGTAGTGATAGTTGTTTTCATTTCTCAACCAAGTAACGTACTTACGGAAGTTAGTGATTGACATGAATACAGTCAAATCTTCTCTATCTTGTACATCAGCAGCCAAGTTTTCAATCATCACGTCAACTGTGTCACCAATGTCAGAAGACAAAGGAGCAGAACCTGTGATAGAGTTAGGAACAACAACACCAGCAGTAGAACCTGAGATGATAGTTATTAAACCATCAACACAGTCACCAGCACCAGTAGTAGCACCCCAAATGAATTGGTCGTTAGCTTTCTGGAAACCTTTTACGATTTGCTCAGAGTACTCTTGTACCAAAGTAAATGATTCGTTGTAAGAACCTTCTGGTTGCATTACACCTAAATACTTAGTATCTAAGTCACGAAGACATAAACCATCGTGAGATGAACGCTGACATACTTCGATGTCACGTTGAGTGAATGATGAAGTTCCTGCCAATGCAGTTACACAACCACGACCATCTACGATGTCAAGGTCAACTTCAAATAAATTAATTGGTTCTTTGTACTTAACGCCCTCTTTTACAGTAGCGTACTCAATGGTAGAACCTTCCATGATTGCCTTTACAAACATCTCACCAGCGGTTTCGTTGTTGAAAGGACTTAATGCAGATACATCAAATGCCATAATAATACCTCTTTAAATTATTTTCTTGTTTTTAAAGCGATGAACTTCTCAACCAATGCTTGGTTTTTAGCGGGAGCTACATCACTATTGAATTTTGTTGTGCTAGACTTTCTAGCGTTTGTCTTTTCAGTTGCAGGTGCTGATGCAAAAGAACTAAACTTACCCTCAAGGGCAGCCATTCTTTCTTCGTATTTTTTCATCATTTCACCAACTGCTTCTGATACAGCTTCAGCAACAGCAATAACAATCTCTTCTGAGATTGCTTCTTCTACTACGTCAGCTACTTCTTCAGCAACTTCTTCTGATACAACTTCTGCTACTGCTTCTGCAGGTGATTCAGCGACTTCCATTTCTTCTTCTTGTTCTTCGGCAGCTACTTCTTCACCTTCTGCAGGAGCTTCCTCTGCAGGAGTTTCTTTGATTGCTTCAATCTTACCATCTGCTGTTACAATAGTAATCCCACCTTCGAGTGCGTGCTCGCCATCTGGTGCGGGAACATTACCATCTTCAGTAACAACAAAAACAGCAAGACCTTGAGCCAACTCTTCACCTTCATAGGTAAGAGTCAACTGACCGTCAGCAGTCATAATTTCTCCAAAAGATTCTTTAGCAGGAGCATCAACCAAGTTGAAGTGCTTCTTTACTAATTCTTTCATTGAACTCATAGGTCAATCCTTTTTTATTAGTTGTTAAACATCTGAATTAGAACGAACCCATTCACCTTATGTTTTCCGCAGAATTCCATCTCGGTATTTGGCATCTCGTTCACCATTCTTTTATATAAGTATGTCAAACTTTGGTTTTGTTTAATAATTCATCAATGAAAAAGCCTTCCACCGAGAATCCTTTAACTAAACCTGATTTAACATAATTGTCCCAAATTCCCTTGTTCTTGACTTTCATAAGTCCGTACCAAGTTCCTTTAGGATACTCCTCCCCACCTGAATAGATGAGGGATTTGTCTCGTTTCGGGTCTTCTACTAACCAGCTCTCAACAACGAATACATCGTCAAGTGCTAACTCAGAAAGATGTTCTAAGTTTGTAGAATCCGTATATTTTCTTTGCATATACTTGTATGCAATCTTTTTAATAGTCTCATCGGAGAAATACACATAGTACTCTCCATTCTCATCGTTACGATAAATCAGTTTATTTGGAATCATAAACGGACCAGCAACGATTTGTTGTTCAGCGAACTCTTGTTTACTGAATTGTGTACCAATAGCAAGAGGACCAAGAATTGTACCTTCTAAGGTAGTTTGTGGACTTCTTGGAGTAACATCTATCAAGTTAGTAATTGACTCAACAACTTTGGTTGAATCATCCCACTTACCATTTTCACGAGTATAAGTTACTGTCTTCCAAGTGTGTCTACAATTGTTTCCACCTCTATATAAGAAGATATTATATTCATTGATACCATTTGGTCCAAAGCCGGTATTAACACCAGCAAAAGACATATTATTGATGTCTTCTTTTCTGAACACTTTACCTCTTTGAGTATAGCGAGTCATTAGGATTTTACAAAAGTCACGATTCTTAGAATCAACAGGTCCATCGTACATATAACGAATTTTGGTAGTAGGTGTATCCATAAATGATTCACCATAGTTTTTACCACTAGCTTTTATAGATGATGTCTTTACATCATTGAACTCTTCTTTGGAAGTAGGTGCATCAACTGCTACTTTATCTAAGTAAGCTAATAAATTATCTTTATCATCGTCACTTAAATCATTCCAAGACTTTTTTTTTGAGTTCATCCAAGACTCATATAATTCTTTAAGTAGGGAATCCCAACCTTCTTCATGAGATTGACATGGCATATAGACTGTAAGGTCACCTAATTGGTGTTCGTGATATCCTTCACATCCAGCAATCTTAGAAACTTCCATAGCTTCCTCAGGAGTTGAGTAAACTGGTAGTTCATCAATATAACCTAAGAAATCAAACAATTGAGCCATGTACTCTTCAGTCTTACTTTCAAATCTATCTTCCCAATATGAGTAACAAATAGCAGCTGCTTGGTCTTGGTCTTTACCTTCTCCTATAACAACTGGAATACATCTTGAAATAAATTCACTTTCTGATTCTCCAGCTGATGGAGTTACAAAGACATCCTTTACTATCAAAGAACCACTTGGTTCATCAACATACTCAGGTAACTCACTTACATCAAGGTCACCCTCGAACAAGTTAAGTTCTTTTAGTTTTGATTCTGCCCATCGCTTACCAGCAAGGCCACCCCAAAGCAAAAAAGAAATAGTCCCACATTTACTACTATCTGATTCATCATAGTATTCCTCAGCTCTACTTAGGTAAGAATACATGCGTTTAATTGTCTCAACTGAGATAGGTTCTTTTTGTGCAAGTTGTTGCGCTCTGACCTTCCCCACTTGAGTTGCACATTTATTGTCAACCTTCTCGTTCAACTCGATTCCTCTCTTAGCATTATTAGATACTGCATCAGGGTAATCGGTATAAGATTCGAACTTTTGGTCATTGAAGAACATCCATCCAGCTTCGATAGCTGGACTCTCTACTAAAGCAATAGCATCAACACCTGAGAACTCATCCTCTTCGTTGATATCTAACTTTACTATTTTGGGTGATTTCTTCATCTATTCTCCTACATATTATTATATGTTTTACAACTAATACTGATACAAATTATATAGTTCTTCTTTGTTCAATTCTTCTATCAGCTTCAAGACCATTGGAAACATCTCCACTTAAAACATAAGTCTTGATAGCACCACCACCATTGGAAGGAGCTTGTGGAGTCTTTATACTACCCTCAGGAATTGATATAGTACCTGTTGAACCAACTTGTGGAGTAGCACCACCTCTTGCACCACCACCCGATGGAGTAGAACCACCACTAGCAGCAGCACCTTCGAACTTTTGAGACTTAATCTTTTTCACGTTTGCTAAACCTGCAGCAACAGCAGCCGCAGCTGCAATAGCACCTAAACCAGGTCCTACTACTGGTATAGCAGCGAGTGATGAATATGCACCAGTCGCAGAACGGAAGGTATCAATAACTGTCTGAGCAATTTGTAATGCCTGTTGTCTTTTGAATGCTTTCTTTTGTTCTGCTTCACTTTCACCTGCGAATAACTCGTTAAGTGACCCAAGAGTAGAGATAACGTTAGTAGCGGCACCAATGGTCAAATCAGCAATTTGCTGTTGATATGCCTCTTCTTTTTGTTTATCGTTTTCTCTGAATTCATCCTTCTTCAAGGATAGTGCAGCGTTCTTAGCATCTTCTAAATCTTGAGTTGCTAAACCTGCTTCTTGAGCTGCAGTAATCAGTTGGTCATAGTACTCACCAAGTTTAAGGAGTTCTAAGTTTCTTTGTTGTTCTTCACTTACTGCTCTTGCATCACGAATATTTGTAAGTAATGTTTGGTAATCACTTTCCTTCTGAGCATCTTCAGCCTTTTTCTTATCGTCTGCTGCCTTAGCATCTGCATCTCGTTTTGCTTGAGCATCTGCCTGAATCTTTGCTAAATTGTCTTGATGTAATCTTTCAAGTTCTGATGTATCAAGATTGAACTTTTTAAGTGTAGCAAGTTGTTGTTCGTATTTACGAGTCTCCAACTCGATTGCTCTTTGTTCTGCATCTAATCCAATTAATTCAGCTTCATTAGCAATCTCTTCTTCTAACTTCTTAGCTTCTTTTAATCTATTAGCGTAGTCCTCTCGTCTCTTTTGAGCGGCCGCTGCTCTCTTAGCTTCTTCTTCCTTCTCTCTTTGTTCAGTAAGTGCTAATAAGTCTGCCTGAAGGTCTTTATACTCTTTACTATCTTGTTCGTAAAGTTTCATCTTTTCTTTGATGATATTCTTTTCAATCGCAATAGTATCTTCACCCCTTGCTTTAGCAATCTTTAATTCTCTCTCGTATTGTTCAATCTTAGCATTCGAAAGTTCTTTTGCTTTTTCAGCAGCAAGTTCTTCTTCTGATGAAACAAGACCAAGAGCTGAACCTACCATACGAAGGAATTTACCTGCTTTCTCTAATGCAGTATTCAACGGACCAAGTGCAGTCTTTATGAATCCCATAATCTTATCACCAAACTTAGTGAAGACTAAAACTGCTGCAGTTACACCAGCAATGATAAGACCAATTGGGTTTGCAGCTAAGACAACGTTCAGAGCCCTTTGTACTACGATTTGTGCTTTAGTAGCAGCAGTTGCTGCTTTCTCAGCAATCAATCTTGCGGCTACTTTTGCTTGTAGAGCACCTTCTGCGATACTTCTTGCACCAACAGCAATTGCGATTGCTCCTTGAACCTTCTCTTCAAGTTTACCGAGTTTCTCTGATTCTACACCAAAGAGTGCCATAGAACCTGCCGTTACGGCAACAGCACCTGCAACTGCTTCGAATCCTTTTACGAACGCTTCAGTCTTTTGCTGAGGTTCGAGTCCTTCGAAGGTCTTCTCTAATGTCTTAATCTCTGAAGATGTTGCTCTGGCTTGGTCAGATAGTTTAGTAAATGCCTTGGAGCCAATCTCCGTTTGTTCTAATTCTTCGTTGATTGCCTCAAGTTCATCCTTGAGAGACTTCAGAGTCTTGGGACTATTCCCAGCATCTACTTCTACACCGAACGTTAATGTTGCCATAGTTTTCCTTTTCGTTTAATCAATAAAACCTATCGTTTACTCATTTAATTGTTAAAGTTTTCTTAAATTCTTACAATTCATGACCAACTTTCCTTACAATTTATATAATTAAGCATCTAACCTTAATAAGGGAAAATAATATACCAGATTTCTTCTCACAACCACATTACCCTTTCAACTGAATTACAACCCATTCATTACCAGTAGATAGAATACCTAATCCATTATAATCTTTAGAGAATGGATATTCAGGATTACCATCAATACTTTGTGAACCACTTGCAGCAAGATTAATAGTTGTATTACCTGTGATAAATGTACCATCGGTCATAAATCTCATAAACCTTCCTTTATTAGTAGTAGCATCAGGTATGAATACATTGAATGTACCATTTCCACCACTCCAATTGAAATAAGTTAAGAATGTGGATGTATCTCCAACCATGTTGTATGTACCACCTGCGGATGCAGATACCTCAGTAACTCTTAGGTATTGAGCACCAGTCATAATAGCATCACCTATAATAACCTTATTTGCTTTATTTACACCTTCGTTAGTTGGTATATCAGGTAATTGACCTAACCCTACTGAATTGGTAAAGTTCTCAGAAGAACCTGTATTGTAGTATTCAAACTTATTACCACCAATGTGGGTATGTCTCTCAAAGGTATTAGCTATGTTATCTAATGTAACACCTCTTGTACCAATTAAAGTACTTTGTAATGCTCCATTACGAATGTTAGACGCAAATGTACCAATTTGAGTATTTAACGTACCATTGGTAAAAGAACCTGATGTTGATAGTAAAGTACTATCCTCAGTACCTGGTCCTATTGTAGAACTAACTGAAGAGAATACTGAGATGTTATCAGAGCCAGAACCAATGTTGATATCGTTACCACCAATGTAAGAGTTATTTACTTCTCTTTCAATGTTTATCTTAGTACCAATTATAACTGCCTTGTCTACATTTTGACCAATAGAACCACTATCAGCTGCTCCAATGATTACACCTGCCGTTGGGTCTATATCTATTGAACCTCTAATTTGTTGTTCAGAGTTAGCGTTTAAGTTGTTTCTATTGAATTCTGATTTCCAATAAACGGAACTTGAAATAAATTGGTATCCTTCAACAAGTGCAAATTTCCTTAAAACATCAGTATCGGTAACTACATCACCAGTATCAAAGTCTTTAACAACTACATCACCTTGTGGTTTAAAATCACCTGGGTCAAGTACACCTACATCACGACCATCATCGTATTGATTTACATATATTCTTCTTCTACCATACTGAGCCTTACGGACAGGCGCTTTTAAGAGTTCTACTGTAACAGTATCTTGTTTAGATAGGTTGAACCCACTAATCTTATTAATACGATAGTAGGCGTTGTCTATGAAGATTTTATCATTCAACTGAATATCAATCAAATCAGTTGGTTTAAAGTTCATATTCAAGGTCAACAATCTTGCCTCATCATCATATAACTCATTAATGTATCTAGCCCAATACAAATTATATGCACCAAATGGTGTAAATCCATCCGATACTGCTTGGTGGAATGGATACCATTGACCATCATAGTGGATAGAATTACAATTGTTCGAAGGGTATTGTTGGATAGGACCTAACGTAGAGTAATTTGAAATCTCGTGATTTATACCTGTTTCTGGGTCTGCAAGGAAGAATCTACCTTGACTTGCACCCACAGCTCCTTGGTTATCTATACGATACGCTAACCTTGGTTTAAACTTAAATGATTTAGCTTCACTTCCCTCTGAACGATACAAGAGTGGAATAATCATATTAGGAGCGCCTGGTATACCTTTTGTAGGAATTGGTGAGAAGAACCCACCTACTTTACGTTCTCCTCTTGGTATGTCTGAATTTGATGTGTATGTCCAAGAACCATAAGGTCTTAAATCATCAAAATTGTTTTTAGCGTATTGAATCAATACATCATTATCGTAGGAATCCTCAAGTTTAATTCTTAGAGGTTGTGATTGGATAGGATGAGTAATAGATATCTTTTCAGCTCTATCAAACTTATCACTCCAATCTTTTAAATTACCAGAATCAGCCCATGTATTGAATGGCTCTATAATAAGAGTGTTTCTTTCATCCTTCTTAGGTTCGATAACCAAGTTGAACTTTTGAATCAATCCTTTTA